CGAGTACAGCGTCGGCCTGCGCATCGGTGAATACGTCCTGCAGCACGGCCTGACCATGCCGGACCGGTTCAACCGCTCAGCGGCCTGCCTGATCGCAGAAGAGCCCGCCGAGCTGGCCCTGCGCGCCATGAAGGCCGGCAAAAGCTTTCCCGTCGAGGCCTTGCTCGAAGCGCAGCGCATCACCGCCGAGCAAGACATGCCCGATCAAGCCCGCGCCAAGCTTCACCTGGCAACCGGTCGCGCTTATGCCTTTGGTATCGACAAGGATGAACTCACCGAAGACCAAGCCGATCTGCTCGAAAGCGCCCGCGAGCAGATCACCCGCGCCATCGAGCTAGACGACAAATGCGGAGGCAAAAAAGACCTAGAAGGCGTCGCCCGTCTTCTCAAGAAACACGCCGATAACAACGGCTAACCGAGCGTTCCCCACGCACCGGCGGCTCGGGGCTGATCAGCGGTTTACTCCTTTCCAGCTGTGACGCCCCGACCACCGCCGACTATTAGAGGTAATCATGAGCGGATTCGTCGGCCAGGCAGCAACCGAGCCCTTCATCCTCAGCAACGACGGCTTCTTTCCAGAGATAGACGCCAGCGCATTGCGCGCCGGCATACGCCTAGCTGGCGACATCTCAGACGCCCGCCTGGAAGGCAGCATCATTAGCGCCATGATCACCACCAACCGCGAACTCAAAGCACGCAAAGCCAACTGGCAAGCCGCTGGCCATGCATCCTTGGCAGCAGCGGACCCAACAGAAATTGGCAGCAAAAACGCACTGGAGGTCACCTACACTCGCGCCGTCCAAGCCCTGGTCGGTGCCGAGCATGCAGAACGCTATCGCGGCTATGACGCTACCAACAGCGGAGTCAGCCAAAACGACGAGATCCTGCCCACCGCAGACGACTACCGCCGCGACCACCGCCACGCCCTGCGCGACCTGCTCGGCACGGGTCACGCCACCATAGAGCTCATCTGATGGAAACGGCCCGCGCAGTCCAGGGCGACACAGTCGATGCCATCGCCTGGCGTTACTACGGTCGCACCGCGGGCGTCGTCGAGCAGATCCTGCAGGCCAATCCCGGCTTGGCAGACCAAGGCCCCGTTTTAGCCAACGGCACCCTGGTCACCCTGCCAACCGCACCCGCCACACCCGCCAACACCCAAGCGCTCAACCTCTGGGATTAACACAAGGACGTCACATGGCCGACCCCACAACCAGCACCGTCATCGTCACCGCCGCAGCCGGCGTTGGCCTGTCCGCCATCGCCCCGCAGCTTGATGGCAACGCCCTGTTTGGCGCCATCATCGGCGCTGCCCTTATCGCCGTAAATCAGCGCGACATGAAAGCCTGGCAGCGCCTACTCGGTCTGCTGGTATCTATCGGCGCTGGGTACGTGTGCGCCGCCGAGATCGTCACCCAAACACTCATCACCCGTACCGCACCGGCCGCCTTCATTGGCGCCGTATTGGTAGTACCGGTCGCACTCAAAACGCTTGAAGTAATCGACAAAACCGACTTCGCCAGCCTCGTCCCCAGCTGGCTCAAAAGGGGCAAGGGAGAATGACCATGCTCAGCACCCTGTTCGCCACGCTCATCGCCCTCACCCACCTAGCCACCGCACTGCGCCTGGTGTGCTTTCGCCGGCGCGGCGCACGCATCCGGCGCGGCATTGCCGTGCTAGCCGCGCTGCTCATCGGCACCCTGCTCTGCAACGCCGTAGACATCGTCGTATTTCAGCAGCCCGTCACCCTCTGGCAGGGCGCACTCGCCATCCTGCTGCTGATCCTCGTGTACCGCTCACGCGGCAACCTTGCCGCCCTGATGAGGCCAACACCATGACCACAACCCTAAGCCACGGCGCCACCGGCCTAGCCGTTAGCCGCTTGCAAAAGCAGCTCAAGCAACACGGCGCAACCCTACTGATCGATGGTGACTACGGCGACGCCACCGAACGCGCAGTGCGCAGCTACCAGCAGCAGGTTGGCTTGGTAGCTGATGGCATAGCTGGCCCCAAAACCCAACACGCACTGGCCGGCGGCGACTGCGCCCTGCTACTGCAAAACAGCACCCTGCAGGCAGCAGCGCACCGCCTTGGCCTGGAGCTGGCCACCGTCTATGCCGTCAATGAAGTAGAGAGCAGCGGCTCGGGCTTTCTGTCCAACGGCAAACCCAAGATCCTGTTCGAGCGCCACGTCATGCATCAGCGCCTCAGCTTAATGCGCACAGATGACGACGACGCCACCCTGCTCAAAGCCCACGCCGATCAGCTCGCCGCGCTATACCCCAACCTGGTCAACACCAAACCCGGTGGCTACGCCGGCGGCACCGCCGAGCACCAGCGTCTGGCGCAAGCCAAAATAATTGACGCCATAGCCGCGCAGGAGTCCGCCAGCTGGGGCGCCTTCCAAATCATGGGGTACCACGCAGAGCGGCTGGGTTATGCCAGCGTGAGCGACTTCACCCAGCGCATGGCGCAGGATGAAAACCAGCAATTTGAAGCATTCATCCGCTTTATTGAGGCAGACCCAGCCCTGCACAAAGCACTCAAAGCCAAACGCTGGACCGAGTTCGCCCGCCGCTACAACGGCCCCGCCTACGCCCGCAACCTCTACGACACCAAGCTGCAGCGCGCTTACCAACGCCATGCTGATTGTGGGTGTGGAGCAAAAGCCGCATGACCACCCTGCGCCAAAGCCTCTATGGCCTGGCCCTTATCGTCGCGCTAGCAGGGCTGGTCTGGATCCAGCAGCAACGGGTGCAGATAGCCAAAGGCGAAACCAAACTCGCCACCGAGCGCTCCCTGCAGGCCGAGCAGCAAAACCGCACCCGACAGCAAACCATCGACGAGCTCGCAAGCGCGCTGGCCACCGAGCGCACCAGCCAACAGCAGCTGCAGGCCCAACAATCAGACATTCGCCAGCAGCTGCGCACCCGCCAACAACAGATCGAGGCGCTAACCCGTGAAAACGAAGAATTACGCAGTTGGTTTGATACTGAGCTGCCTGCTAATGCTCGCAGCGTGCGGGACCGTCCCGCCATCACCGGCGCCGCAGACTATCAGGCTTGGTTGTCCCGCCGTAACGCCCTGCACCCTCTCGGCCACCCAACCACAGAGCAACGGCAACCTGCTGACTGACACAGACGTCATCGAGGCCGACTGGGCCGAATGCGCCGCCAAGGTCGATATGGTTTACCAGTACCAGGAGCAACACCATGTACAAACCCAGCAGCCTCAAACAACACCTGATCAATAGCGTCACCGAGCTGCGCCCATCGCCCGATCGCGTGCTGGTATTCATGGATGATGGCAACGTGGTCTGCTCCAGCGCCCCCGGCCTGTCGTTTGAATACCGCTACACCCTCAAACTGATAATCACCGACTTTGCCGGTGACCCCGATGCCGTGTTTATTCCCCTGCTCGCCTGGATCGGAGAACACCAGCGCGAGCTGCTAGACAACCACGACCAACGCCAAACCGCCATCGGCTTTGATGCCGAAGTACTCGCCAACGACCTGGTAGACATCGAGATCAGCCTGCCCCTCACCGAGCGCGTTATCGTCAAACGGCAAGACAACGGCACCCTCAACATCACCCACCCAACAGAGCCGCAGCCAGACGCGCCCCTGCCCGCTGGCACTTACCAACTAATCGACGCCAACGGCAACACCGCCGCCGAGTGGCAAAGCGGCGAGCCTCTTGAGGCCTACGGAATCGCCGCCAGTGAGTGATGACCTGCAATCGCTTGAAGACTGGGCCGGTGCCCTGCTCAACCGCATGGAGCCAAAAGAGCGGCGCACACTCACCCAACGCCTCGCCCGCGAGCTACGCCGCAGCCAGCAGCAACGCATCAAGGCCCAACAAAACCCCGATGGCACCGCCTACGCTCCTCGCAATAAACAGCTACGCAGCAAAGCGGGCCGCATCCGCCAGCGCAAAATGTTCACCGGCCTCAGCAAGGCCAAATACCTCAAAGCCAGCAGCAACGCCAACGGTCTCAGCGTCGGCTTTGTTGGCCGCACCGCCTGGATCGCCCGTGTGCATCAGCGCGGCCTGCGCGACAGCGCCGCCAAAGGTGGCCCAAAGATCGACTACACCCAACGCCGCTTGCTGGGCCTAACAAAAGCAGACCTAGACATGATCCGCGACGGCCTGCTCAATCACCTCGGCAGCGTGTAACGCCCCCCGCCTAACCGGCAACCGGCTGCACCGCGCGCGCGGGTAAGCAACCATCAGCGGCATGAACCCAATCGCCGAACTCCGCCGCCGCCTAGACAACCTGATCCGCCTCGGTACCGTATACGCTGTGGATCCGGCCAAGGTCCGTTGCCGCGGTAAATCCGGCGAGCTGCTCACCGATTGGTTGCCGTACTTTGTGCGCCGTGCCGGATCCCGCCGCGACTCAGACCACCCAACCCTCAACGAGCAAGCCGCCGTATTCAGCCCCAGCGGCGAGCT